GTTCGTAGACTTTCATAGTTTTCGATTATTCCTTAATTGAGGTTGCTACTAGGAAGTCGCGGCGAACTCGCCGAGGCCCTTCGGGTTCCAGCACACCAACGCGGCAATCGCATCAACGAGGCCACGCGGTCCACCACCTTGGTCTTCCAATTCTTGGAAGCGGGGGCGACGGCCGTAACGGGACTCCAGCATGTCCATGTTGAGGAGGTAGCCACGGGCCGACTGAACGGCAGCGGCTGCGTCCTTCGCATTGAACAAGGTCGGCACCAGATTAATTGTGCCGAAGTCGCCGATGTAGGTGTCCACCGTGCTGATGACCGTGCGGTCATTGAGCGAGGCGGTGTATTGACGGGTGCTCAGAGCGGTGTTGCTGCCGCTGGAGTAGCGGGTGAACTCGCTGAAGCGCTTCTTGAGGTTCGGGCCAGTGACCAGATCCATCGTGTCGATGGTGCCGGTCTGCTCGTAGACGCTCTGAAGAACGGCGGCGACATCGCTCTCGGTGAGAGAGGAGGTAGCAGTCGTGTTGATCGAAGCGGACGGCGTGCGGAACGACGCGGGGACGGGGAGATCCGTCTGGGCCGAGCTGGAAATCCAGGAGCCGAGGCCGCGAGTTTTATACGGGTTGGTGCCGCTCTGCTCTTGCGAATCGTTGCTGGAGCAGAAGGCGCTTTCCATGTCGCGCTTCAGTTCGATGAGGGCGCGGGAAACGCCGCGAGCCATTTCCTTCTTCTTGCCAACGCCAGCGATGTTGTCCACGTTCTGGGCAAAGTCATCGACCTTGATGGAACGGCGGAACTTCTGGGCGCGGCCGGAAAGGAGGACGCGGTTTTTGGCGGGATCGTCGAACGTGGTAACGTCGGCGTTGGTGAGGACACCGTCGAACGACGGGTCATTGTAGCTGTCGGCCTGCCATGAAAAGACAGAACCATTGGTGAGATCCGAGCCGGCTTTGATGCGGGAAGTGACGGGCGTGTTTTTCTGGTCGATGACCGAGATCACGTCAGCCAAGTCTTCGCGCAGTCCGGTGGCCGGATGAACAAGTCCTTGAGACATATTGTGTGAGTTTTCTAAGTGTTGGGGTTTATCCGATCAGTTCCCCCACCAAGTCCTCGATGTCCGACATGGACCCGCTTGATTTGAAGAACCGATTTTTCGCAGCCGTAGAGCTGCCTTTTGTGGCAGAGCGGGGCGCGCTGACGGGCTGGACGGGTGTGACGGTTTTCTCTTTCTTAGCGGACACAGACTTTTTCGCTTTGTCTTTGGCGGCTTCGGCTTGCTGCTTTTGCATAAGCGCCTGCTCACCGTAGAGGGCGAGGCCGACCCAGTATTCGTGCTGGGGGATCTTGAGGAGATCGGGGGCCTGCTTGATCGTGGCCTTGTAAGCCTGGTTGAGCTGGCTGCCCTCCTTGAATAGATCGGGGAACACGCTCTTGGCGGCTTGCACCGCCGGCTCACGCTGGGCCAGCCACTCTTTCCTTGCCGGAACGTGGATGGTCAGGATGTCGTCGGCCTTGACCAAGTAGTCCTTTACTTCGGCTGGCTCGATATACTTCTCCGAGCCGTCTGGCTGCTTGATCGTGGCGCCGTCCGTATTCTGAAGCGCCCATCGGCGAACCGCTTGGGCATTCTGGATGCGCTGCTGAAGGGCCTCGTCACTGTCCACATCGGCCAACGGGTTGTCGGCCGTGGGGGAGAGAACGGGGCGGGAGGTCTGGTTGAGCTGGGCTTCTAGGTCCGCTTTGGCGGTCTTTAGTTGCTCTAGCTCACTAGTGGCAGCCTGGGCCTTTTCTTCGGCCTCCCGTTGTTTTGCAACGAGCTTGTCAATCCTGCGCTGAACCTTGTCCTTCGTAACCTCCTCGCCAGCAGGTTCTTCTGCGGCGGTGTCCTCGCTATCCTCGGGTTCTTCGTCAGGATCGGCTTCAGTCGCCGGCTCCTCCTTGTCTACATCTTCAGCGGAATCTTCAGATTTCTCCTCTGGCTCCTCTGCTGTGTCTGCGTTGTCAGAGATCGTCTTTTCAGCGGACTCTTCTTTGGGTTCGTCGGTCGGGCGTTCAACGCCCAACTCGGCTAGTGCCATAGAAACTACATCGTCCGCTCCCGCCGCTGTCGCGGCCACATTGTCTGTCGCCATAGGATAAAACCCCTAAGAGGTGCGCCAAACGTCTGGGGGGAACCGGGACGTTAGAACCGGAGTGAAGCGCGATACGCCTCTCTATCCTCACACATAGCACACAATGTGTGCGGTGTCAATACGGGATTGTATCGTTATACGATACTTCGCTTATGTCTCGGGGCGACACTTGGATAGAATCGCATAGACTTGTTCACAAGTAACTGCACTTTGTGTCACAAAATGTGCGGTGTTTTTGCAACGACCAGTCACTTAATGACAGCTTCACGCTACATTAAGCCGGCGTAGTGTTGCCGAACGGCAACATTTTGCCGTGTCGGCGAACGGCAACCTGTAAGAAATACTTGTGAGTTGCCGAGCGGGAACATTTCGATATTGTCGAATAGTTCAAACGTGCTTGAACTATTGCGCAATTTGTATGCGTCTACTGGACTTTTGCCGCCTCGGCCCTAGTGGCTTCCAAGTAGTCCCACAATTCCACCAGCGCATTGAGCTGGCCGTTGGCGTGGGCGAGGAGGCCGGGGTCTTTGGCGGTGGCCATGTTGCTGGCCAAGGCCACGCCGTCCGCGATGCGGTCTTGCAGGGCGACCATGACGGCCCGCCAGCAGGGCGGGGCTTGGTCGCGGGTGAAGGCAAGGGCGCCTTTGAAGTCGAACTCTTCGTCTTCGGCAACGGGGTAGCGGTCGATGGGGATGGTTTTCGTTTTGGTGAACATAAAGTTAGATCCAGAAAGGATACATGAGCTTGTTGGCTACGATGACGTGCGGGCCGCACTCGCGGCAGATGGGGCCGAGCTGTTCGTCAACTCCGTGGATGTCGTCAATACGAAGCTGCTTGGAACACACACCGCAGCGCGGCGGCTCCTTGCTGCGGCCTCGCCATGGGCGCACGCGCGGGGGTGGGGGGACTGTGCCGCTCGCGTTCATCCGTCGTAGCAGCCGCACGGCACATGGCGAGGGTCATGCTTGTCGAGCCAGTCGAACAGTTTGAGTTGGTCGTCATCGGCTTTGACGATCTCGGTCCACTTGGTGCCGAATGCCAGCCCCTGTTTCGGCCCCTTGACCTTGACGTTCTCCTCCAGCGCGACCGCCCGCTGGTAGTATTCCGGCTCTTGGTCGCGGAGGCGCAGGATTTCGCGCAGCTTCATGGCGGGGCAGAAGAAGCAGGAGGATTTGCCTGCTTGCGGGAGGCCGTGGCGGGCGATGGCCTCAACACACTCTTTGCGCGCCCATTGCCACTCAATCAGCGGGAACCAGTTGACCGCCGTGCGACCCTTCGCCAGATCGTTGCTAACGACATAGGTGGCGCGGTGGCCTTCGGCAAAGTCAAAGCCAACCGCTTGCGTCACCGTCTTGCAGTCGTTAGCGTCCATCCATTGCCGGATGCGCTTACGCTGCGGCTCTTGCTTGTATTTCAGCGAGCAGGCTTTGTATCCGTAGGCAAGACTCGGCAACTGTTGGCGGCGTTTGCACTCGCCTTCCAGCCCTTCAAACTCTCCCTTGTAAGTCTTAAAGACCGTCTCAATCGGCAGGCCAAACCACTCTTGGCACTTGTCCGACATGACGCGCAGATGCTCGTAGGTGTGCGGCAACTCGCCGCCCGTGTCGGCAAACAGAATCAACGCAGGGCAGATGTCGCGTTCTCGGAAACCGCAAAGCATGGCGGTGCTGTTGGTTCCGCCACCGTAGGCAACAACTAGCGGGCGGGGTTCTGCGGTCGCTTGATCCAGTATTTTTTCAATCGGCGGCTTCGGCCTTTTTGCCAGCACGGCTCGCGCTGCAACGTCTTCGGCAAATGGCTTACGACTTCTCATCAATAGCTCCCCCCTCCACGCGGGCGAAGGATGTCGCCTTCGACGTTGTTGCAGCCGGAGAGCACAAGCATTCTAACCAGATCAGGAAAATCTTTTGAGCTGCCCTTATTGCCGTCAGCGCCGGTCCATTCCTTCATGCACCAGATCAGATTCTGGCACCGCTCGCTGATGTAGAGCTTGGGCTGGTTGAGGGCGTCAATCGGCTTCTGCGTGTTGTAGTGCAGCCAGTCGTTGATAAGCCCGACACCTTCATCAATCGTGTCGCCGGGGGCGGCAGAGAAGTCCATGCCGAGATCGCTCATCTCCTCGATCAGCGTGGTCGGCCGTTCCTTGGCCAAGGTCTGCGCATTGCCGTAACGCGAATCCATCCATCTCTCGAAAATCCTTTCGCCCTTTTCGACGCTCTTGATTTCCTCGATGTATCTCTCCAGCCCGAAGCCGAAGTCCTTTTGCGCGGGGCCTTGGCGTCCGTCTGCCTTCTTGCCGTCCGGCTCGGCCCACATGCCTGGATAGCCGACTCCTTCGACATACTCGTTCGGGCAGGGCCATTCCCGGTAGATGAAGCAACGGTTGGCACTATCGAACAGCGCCCAGATCATCGCCCAGTTGCGCGCGGAGCAGGGGTCTATGAATTGGTAGCGGGTGCCTTCCTTGGGAATCCACTCATGCTTGATGACGTGAACCTTGTCGTTGAAGAGCGGGAAGCGGTTGTTGATCGAGCGGGTCGGGACGCCATACGCTCGGCAGAGGATCTTCTCCCGCGTCTCGTTGCGTAGCTCCTGCTGCATGCGGTCCCATCCAGCCCATGGATTTCCCTTGGTCTGAAAGTAAATGATCGGCCGGCCCTTGCGTCCGGTCTGGACGATGGGCACTTTCTCGTAGCCGACGACGACCTTCTCGCCCTTGTTGTCCTCAAACTTGGGCAGCAACTCCGCATCGCATTCCTCCACGTTGCGGGCGCCGGTGAGGTAGTCTTTTACCGTGGGCGAGTAGCCTTCGATGGGGGTGAACGTGACGATGAGCACGCCGTTGCGGTCGAGCAGACGGAAGCGCAAGGTCTCCAAGAAATCTATGGGCACCAATTCGTCGCACCAGACGACATCGACCTCGCCGCCCTCAATGGTGGAAATGTCCTGACTGTAATTGCGGAAGATACATTGGGCACCATTGGGGGCGACGAATTTGTTTTCGGTGAAGCCGCCTTTGACCGAGTAGGTGATATTCGTGACGGTGCTCTTGCGCGCCTGCCGCCAATCGGCTGGCATATATTTGAAGACGCGGGGCTGTTGCATTTCCACCGAGTTAGGTGCCGTCGTTTGGAAGCACCACGCAACAGATTGCTTTTTGTGATACAATCTGTGGATCACTTCGCGCGCGGCCCATTCGGTCTTGCCGCTGCGGTTGCCGCCGAGGACAAGGATCTCGCGGTTGTCTTCCAATAGCTGACTGGCCTTGTTCCAGATCGGCGGGCGGTAGCCGTATCTATAAGGATCTACTTTTTCCTTTAAGATTAGCTCTTCCCGCTTGAGCAGCAGATCCCAGCCCTTCTCCGGCCCGATGGCCAAGAGCACGTCCTTGGGCGGCAGCTTCATCACCGGATGCGGTGTCGGGGTGAAGCGGGAGCGGGGGGTGGATTTCTTTTCGCTCATCTAAAAAATGGCGGGGGCGGGCAAAATCCCCAAGATGCCCGCTTCCCGCCGCGCATCGGCAGGCAGCCGCAAGCAGTCGCACACCCTCTTGTCGTGCTCTTGCTTGCCGCCCGTTGTCCTTTGCGCAAAGTCATCGTTCGTCGGGCCACTCGCCTTCGATGAGCGTGTGGTCGAGTTTGAGATCGGAAAGCGGCTCGCGGTCGAACATCTCTTCGGCGAAGTCCCAGTCGTAGACTTCCGGCCGCACCAAGACGGACCAGCCGGTGCCAGACTTCCGCGCCTTGCATTCCATGATCGGCCCCAGCTCGGACTTGTGGATAATCCAGAAGGTTCCACCCGCCGTGCTCCGTGGTTTCTTTGCGGGGCGGGCCTTCACGCGAATGCCTCCTGCGGCTCACAGAACCGCACATGCTGCTTGGGCACCGTATAGTTGCGGCACTTGCGGCCTTGCTTGGGGTCGTAGACTTCCTCGACCTGCCAGTGCTTGCGGGTCCAGCCATAGACCACGGCGGCTACGGTGCGGGTGGCGTTCTCGATGATATAGGCCAAGACCGGCGTGTCGGCTTTGGCATCGACCTTGTAAGCCTCGTCCACGATGACGGTGGGATACGGATAATCCTCGCGGCTGGTGAAATGCAGGTTGGTGCGGACCTTGTGCTCGACGCGGCCTTGCACCATCAAGTCGCCGTTGTCGGCGTATTGCTCGCGCACGGTCGCGTCGGGGCGGGTGCGCTGCGGCGGCAGCCAGACTTGCATGCCGGTCTGCCGCAGCCTGTCGGCAAAGTCGTTGACCGCCCGCCGGCTGGCGCTCAAGTCGCCGAGGAATTGCTGGTCGGATTTCATTCGGGTGTGTGCGGCTGTGTGCTATCGGGGTCCGCCGAGAAGACGCCATGCGAGCGCAGCCACTGGTGCCACCTGGGCGTTTCCAGCGCATCGAGTGCGGTCCAGCCGGTCGGGAATCCCATAACTTTGTCGAGCCAGTTCGGATTCGGATAGATGACGCCAAAGCGGATCTTGACGTAGTGGCGAAGCTGATCCGTTCGCTGCTTCCCAGTATCCTTGCGAATAGTCGTCGTTCCGCCCTTGCCGTCTGTTGCTGTCGGCGTGGGCAACCAGCCAAAATCTGGCTCGGTGATGTTGAAATCCACAGGCGTCTGCGCCAATAACTCCCCAGCGCGCATCAAACCCCATCTCGGAAAGGTCTCCAAGCACTCGACCGAGTCCGCGAACAACAATCGCTGGGCTGTTTTCCACGAAGACGTATCGCGGTCCCACTTCGCCAATGATTCGGGCCATTTCGGACCAGAGGCCGCTTTCTTCGCCTTCGATGCCCGCGCCTTTCCCGGCAACGCTGATGTCGGTGCATGGAAACCCGCCAGAAACCACGTCAACAAGTCCTCGCCACGGCTTTCCGTCAAAGGTTCGCACGTCATCCCAGATGGGAAACGGCTCCAAGCATCCGTCGTTTTGTCGCGCGACAAGAACGCTTGCGGCGTAGGCGTCGTATTCGACGGCGCAGACGGTGCGCCATCCGAGGAGTTTGCCGCCGAGTATTCCGCCACCAGCGCCTGCGAAAAGAGCCAGCTCATTCACTTGGCTCCTCCTCAATATCCAAAGTCGGATTCGGCGCGCTGACGATCTGGTCGATGCGGACGGTGAGCCATTCGCCGTTGTCCTCGCGGATGACGGTGACGTAATCGTTCTCGCCGCCGCCGTTCTTGCAGTAGATGAGCGTGCGGCAGGGGGAGTCCTTGCCTTTGACGTAAACGCGCTCGCGGTCAGGGAAGAAGGCGATCATACAAAAAGGATTTGCCGGGAACGGTGAGCGCTCACCTTTTCAGCGCACGGGTTGCCATGGTGACGAGGGTAGTGGGGTGCCGTGTTATAGGCCGACACAGGCCGATAAGCCGTATCCCTCTCCCGACCACAGGACACACCATACGGTGCTCCTCGTTTACTGCGCTGCCCGACAAAGTAATGGGCAGCAGGTTCCGCTTTTATGATGTTACGGAACGGACGGTTATGTGACCAACTAAGCAGTTCCCACCAATGGCCGTTGTCGTTGCTGTTAAGCGCGGGCGAGTGCCCTACTATGACTTGTGCCATTGGTCGTTCTGCTAATGCCGCATCAATGCCCACTATGTTGTCTGCTGCTAAAAAATTCATTTGCCCTTGCGCTTCCTCATCTCCTCGCACAAGGCGTCGGCCTTGCGCTTGGCGGCTTCGGCGACGAGCTTCTGCCGCTCGCTCTTGAGTAGGGTGATGGTCTTGTCGATCTCTTCGATCTCTGGCGTCATAATTTTGTACTTCTCCATAAGTTCACGGTCGGATGGTCATGTGCCATAGCCCAATTTGACTGACACTGTAGCCAAACCAGACGATACCGGCCCAAAAGTTGTGTTGGATGCAAAATTGGTCGATGGCCACGGCGAAATACATGAAGCCGACGATGGCGATGAGGACGGCGCTGGTCACTTGGCCTTGAATCCTCCGCGCTTGGCCTTCATGTCGGAGTAGACTTTCGGGCTGACCGTTGACTTGCTCTTGGGCCGGCTGGTGCCAGCGGCCTTGCGGGCGTTGATATTTGCGTAAAGTCCTTTTTTCATTAGCAGCTCCATGCCTTGCGGCTCCAGTAGTTGGCCGAGAGTTTGTCTCCCGTGCCCTTGATGCCGCCGCTGCGGGCGCAGTAGCTGGCCTTGCGGGCGGGCTGATCCTTCTTGATCGACATGTTGGGATCGCCGAAGCGGACCAACTTGGTCTGGTCTCCCGACTTGGCCAGCACGGCAAACTTCTTGGGGCCGTCCGGTGTGCGTTTGGGTTTGTTGTAACCGGAGAAGGTTTCTCCTCGGTATTTGATGCTCATACTTTTTTGTCTAATTTTGTGCGGGCCTGCTTGTAGAGGTAGGCGATGAGGTAGGCCCCGGTCTCCTCGTCGCTGGATTCGATGTGTCTCAGGAAGTCGCTGACAACGTGATACAACTCATGCACCAAGCTGCCGTGGTCTTCGTGGTGATTCTCGATCCAGATGAGTGCCCAGTTGCCGTGGCTCATGCACCAGGCGGCGGCTGAGTCGTCGGGGGCGTTCTCGGGATCGTTGGCGTCCATCTCCATGAGGGCCGCACAACGCTTCAGCGCCAACGCCTGCGGGGTGCTGACGTAGAACTCTACGCGCAACCCGAAGGTGTTCTCGTTGACGGTGAAGCGGCGGGGCTTTTTCATGCGGCTTGGGCCAAGGTCGTGAACGCCGGCTGCCTCGGGTCGTAGCCCTTGACGTGGCGCCACAAGACGCAGGCGGCTTTGAACGCTTCCCAATGCGGGACTAGGCTGTCGTGCTTGTAGGGTTCGACGCGGCCGACTTCGGTGGTGCTGATGTAGACGTTGTAACCGTGGACGGTGTGCAACTGGTCTTCGCCCCACTTGGCCACGGCATAAGCGGCGAGCTGCATGCCTTGGGTGTCGTATGGCCCCACCTTCTGCTTGGGCTTTGTCTTGCGGGTCTTGTAGTCGATGACCATGCGGTTGCCGTCCTTGTCGGTGCCGAGGGCATCGCAGCGGCCGGCGTAGCCGTATTCGTGGTTGACCAGGACAACTTCGATGTCGCTGTAGGTGATCTTGTTCTTCTGCTTCCAGTCCATCACCGGGGCGACATAGGCCCACATGTCTTCGGGAACAGCGCTCGGGCCTTCCATGAGCAGCTTTTCCAATGCGTCATGCACCTTGCTGCCGAGATCGGCGGCGGCTGCCACCGGGGCCTTGCTGGCGCCAATGACCCGCTCGCAGAAATACTCGATGGTTTCCTCGGGCTTGGGTGGGGTGTTGAAGGCGGCTATCGCAACTTGCGTGGCCTTCCAGTTCAAGAGGGCGGGCTTGTCGAGGATGCCGGTGTAGCCGGTGACAGACGGTAGAAGCAGGAGCTTCTTGGCGTCGGCCAAGGTGGTGTCTTTGAGTCCGCTGCCGTCTTTCTTGGGAAGCTGGTGGCAGGGGGTGCCGTCCGGCTTATACCAGTGGCCGCCGTCTGTGAATTTTGATTCGGATAGAATTGCCATAACTTTGGTTGGTGATGCGGGGGCCGGTGTTGCGGCCGACCCCCGCTGTTGCCACCTATGCCGCGTTGCGCTTGCGGCTGCGTTGCCAGATCCACGCGCCGGACTCGCTGCGGTCCACGCGGGTTTCCTTGTTGGCCTTCGCGGCATCCAAGAGGACGGGAAGGATCATGTGTTCCTCACTGGCCAGATAGGGTCCGGCGAAGCAGCTAAAGCCTTCGCAGGAGAGTGCGGGATTGCGGGCGGCCATAATCAAAACGGAATCTCCGCTCCGGTGTTGTCGTTGTCGGCCGAGGCGCCGAAGTCTTCGACCTTGGGCACTTTGTTCAGCAGTTCCTCCATCACTTCGGTGCATGTGCCGATGTTGATGTAGGTCTTGTCGCCTTTCTGGTCCTCGACGAGCGTGAGCTGTGCGCCTTTGCCCTTGAGGGATGCCGTGTCGAAGCCCGACTTGGGGGCCTCGCCGAGCCAGCTCACCAAGAACGCGCGGAGGGCACTGTTCTCATGGTTGCTGATCTTCATGGCCTTGCTGGGCATCTTGCGCAGCGAGCCATCCTTACATTTCACGCCGAAGACGAACCGGGTGAGGTTGACGATTTCCGTCTCTTCGCTCTGATACTTCTGGCGTTCGACGTTGTATTGGTCGATCACATCCACGCAGACCGCGAGGTATGTGCCTTTGGGCGGCGGCTCACCGAGGTTAGCGAGTGCCGATGTTTTGTTTTCTGGTATTTTAGCCATGTTGTTTGTGTGTGTTTGTTTGTTGTTGTGTTTTACTACTCGACGAAATTGGAGTTGCGCAGGATGACGAGGAAGGTCTCGGCCGGCAGGATGGCCAGCCACTCACTGTCGTTGCGGCGGTGCATGACTACGGGCAGTTTCTCGCCGGCATCGCGCTTGGCCTGGGCGATCCAGTTGTAAAGATTTCCTTTCTCAGTGCGCTTGACCTCGAAGTGCAGCTTGGGCAGGCACTCGCAGAGGACATCACTGCTGTCGCCCTTCGTGTCGCCGCAATACTGCTGGCTGCGGCGGGCGGGGAAGCCTTCGGCGGTGAGGAACTTGGCGGCTTCCAGTTCCCCGCGTTTTCCTTTTTGGCGGCTATTCATTGAGGACGGCGTTAATGGTGTGGAGGTCGGGTTGCTCGCCATACTTGTGCGGGGCCTCGTCGGTCATGCGGCTGATGTTGGCGTGGTCAAAGCGGGTGCAGCTCGGCGACCAGACCATGGGGAAGCTGCGGGTCTGGCCCTCGCGGTGCTTGGCCACGATCATCTCGGCATCCTGGTTGTCCGTGCTGTCGGCGCCACTGCCGGCCTCGTAGTAGCCTTCGCGGTGAAGAAGGATGATGATGTCGGCGTCCTGCTCCAAGGAACCGGAGTCTTTCAAGTCGCTCATCTTCGGCCGGGTGTCGCTGCGCTCGTCGGCTTTGCGGCCGACTTGGGCGGCGGCGATGACCGGCACCCCCAACTCCAGCGCCATGGCCTTGAGGCCGCGACTGACGGCGCTGACCCGCTCGTAGCTGGTATTGTAGCCCTTGGCTTCCAAGAGCTGGGCGTAGTCCACGAAGACGGCCTTGATGCCGTGGCGGCGAAGGTCGCGGCGGGCACGGCCACGGATGTCCATGATGTTGGCCCCGCGCGCCTCGTCGATGTAGAGCGGTTGGTCGGCCAGCTTGAAGAAGTGGTTGCCCAAGGTCTTGGCCTCGCTGGCGCTGATCGCCCCCAAGCGGACGCGGGCACTGTTGGCCCTCGCTCTGGCCATGACGATGCGGTTGGCGATGCTCTTGGCTGGCATTTCTAGGGAGAACAGCAGCACAGGACTTCCAGCGGCGGCCATTCGGTCGCACATGTTGATGAGCAGGGCACTCTTGCCCATACCGGGTCGGCCACCGACAACGATCAACTGACCCTCGCGCAAGCCGCCGGTCAGCACGTCCAGCTCGCGGTAGCCGGTAGACAGTCCTCGGGGCTGGCCCTTGCTGGCCATGGCTTGCTCGATCTCGGCAGCGGCATCGCTGACCACGCTGCCGACATGCACGCTGCCTTGGCTGGGGCCGTCGAGGTTGATGGACAGGATGCTCTCACCGGCCTCGGCCACCACTTCGCTGACGTTCTGCGCGATGTCGCGTCCGGCAGCGGCCATACGCACACCGGCCTCGACCATGCGGCGGCGGGCGACATGCTCGCGCAGGATGTTGACGTAGTAGGACAAGTCGCGGGGACCGGCCATGGAATAGATTTCGGCCAAGGCCCCGGCGCCGCCGACATTCTCCAGCTTGCCCTGCGAGGAGAGATGCTGCGTGACCGAGATAAGGTCGGGCTGTCCGGCCTCGGCGCGGATGGCCTTGATCGTGTCGAGGATCGTGGCGTTGGCGGGCGTGAAGAAATGCTCGCCGGTCAACTCGTTCCACTCGTCGATCAAGTCGCCGTAGCACATGAGTCCGCCAAGGACGCACTGCTCGGCTTGCGTGTCGTGGGGAATGGCTTGTTGCTTTTTCATGGGAAGCGCGGGTCGTCGTCGTCGCTGAGTAAAACGGCGATGGTTCCGAGAATTGCGAAGATTAAAACGAGGGCGCTCATTTCAATGTCGTTCATAACTGTGGTGAGTTGTAGGCGGATGTGTGCGGTGTGTCAACAGTCTTTTTTTGGGGAATTTTGGGGGAACAAAAAGTCGTGGTTTTTCCACGGCCCGCGCAGGAGTTTGCGCTGCGCCAGCCAGCGGTCGCATGCTTCGCCCACGGCCTTCAAGTCGGCGTCCGAGGGCCACTGCGGTTCGGCCGCCTCGATGCGGTAGTGCAGAACCTCGCGGTTCATGCGCTTGGCCCCCTTGTCGAAGAACTCGCTAAACTGCTCGGGCGAGATCATTTGATGGGCCACTCGCGGAGATGACCAAAGTCGCGGGGTTCGCTGACGCTGGCGGATTGGCGGCAGATGTCGCAGATGCCTTCGTGCCACGTGGCGATGTGCCCAGCGGGCATGCCGCGGCCGTGGGTCTGTCCGCACGGGGCGCATATCCAATCGGGATATGGCGGGGTCTTGCGGAAGATGGCGTCGTAGTTCGCGGCGTATCGCTGCGGGTTCACGGGTCTGGGTTTGCTGCCTTTGCCGGCCATAGGAGGTGTGACGTGTGACTTGTGACGAGTGACGTGTTCAGATGGCTGAGGTCACTTGGTTTTTGTTGCGCCCCCCTGCTTCATCCCCCGCTTCACCGCCGCGCTAATCTCATGCAGCGCATGGAGCATATTACCCCGCTGGCGCGATAGCTCCCAATCCGTCCACCCACACGCTTGCGCGATGGCGATGTTGATTTCTGCGCTGGTCATTTCGCCTCCTTTTGGATGTCTGCCAGAGCCTTGCGAGCTATCTGCAGTCCCGTCCAATTTATGCTGTCTCTGTCCTCGGTGACTCTACGGCTGATGGATTCAGCCCAAAAAACACACATCTGCAACGCCTCCTTGTAAGCATCCCTCTCCCTCCGCAACACACACATGGGGCGACTGCAGGAGTCCCCGCAACTGTGGATCGTGGAGGCTTGGAGGTCACACGCATCTTTCCATTTGCTATGCCAATAATCCTGTGCAGCTTGGATCTCGCAAAGTCGTGTTTCGGTCTCTTTGCGAGAACGCTCCCGCTGATCGATGGCTTCGTTGGCGAAATCCAACTCGATCTGCAGTTCCTCGACCTTGCGCTGCAGGGTGTTAATTTCCTCTCTGACGAGGCATTTGTCTGACCTGTAGACGAGTTGTTCTGGTTCGTCTGCGTAGCCGTAGCTCCCGCAGGTAAACCAAATACGCGCTGTGGTTCCGTCCAGTTCTGGTGATTCTTGCGGCGAACCGCATTTCGGGCAGGTGTTGGGTTTTTGGATGTAGGACATAAGGGCAGAGTTGGCAGTTTTCAGTTGGCAGTTGACAGTGGCCAGGCTCGGAGGTGGCCGTAGTCGCGGGGTTCGCTGCATGCGGTCACTTCGCCGCAGATGCCGCAGGTGTCGGTGTGGTAGGTGCTGACGCGGTCTTGGCAGGGGAATCGGCCGTAGGCGAAGCCGCAGGGACGGCAGATCCACCAGGGGTAGGGCTTGCCCTTGCTGAAGATCGCATCGTAGTTGGCGCGGTAGGCTTCGCCGGCTACGGGGCGAGGGGCGTCTCCCTTGCCGGCGCTCATGGGGCCTCCCGCTTCACGCCACATTCTTCCCAGAACTGCTTGCGATAATGCTCTTCCATCTGCTCCATGTGCTCCATGGCCAACTCGTCGCCCACAATGCCGGGCAGGTCGTAGCTCATCGGGAAGTGCTTCAAGCAGCGGCGGGCCTCTTGGCGCACGGCCGTGGGGATGCGCTTGGTCTTGCGGCTGCAAATGCCCACAATGAAGTGGCGGGCTACGGCCAGAGCGCGGGCCTGTTCGCTGGGCAGGCTCATCGCAGGGCCATCGCTTCCTCAACGGCGTCATGCGCCTCAGAGGCGATTTCGTTGCTGGGTTTCACGCATCGCCCGAGGACGCGGATGAGCCGGTTGTTGCTGCGGATCAGCTCGCGGACACGGTCTTCGAGGGCGATTTCGTTGTAGGCGCCGAAGTTCGTTCCGAAGCCGACGCTTCCTACGGTGTAGGTGGGTTCTGTTTTCATGTGGTGACTAGTTCTTCCAAAAGCTGCCAGTTGCCGGGCTTGCGGTGCTTCTTGGGCGAATAGCTGATCTGGCCGTATTGCCGGATCTCGTCGATGTGCCAGAAGACGAACTCGTTGCGGTCGGGCAGGTAGGCGGCCAACACGTCAAAGGCCCCGCCGGCGTAGAGGCCGGAACTGCGGCTGCTGGTGTTGACTTGGTAGAAGTCAGGGTTGGACGCGCGGATGCAGGCGCGCTTGACCTGGACGCCGATGTAGCCGCCATTGGGGCTAGACAAGCATACGTCAACTTTTTGGTCGCCCCCCCACGGGGCGTAGATGCCGTAGCCCCGAGCGCCGGCCTCGGCGCAGAACAGGAGTTCGGCGTGGTTGCCTTTCTGGGACGAGTTCATACCGCCAGCTCCTGCATGAGTTCCGAGAAGTCATCCCGCACGATCTTCACGATCTTCGGGGCAGGGGGTGCCATGCGTTGCTGCTTGGCGTCCTTGTCCAGCCAGACCTTCAGCCGTTGGCGGGTGGGCGTCTCGCCCTTGTCGGCGCACCACTTGAGCAGGTGGTCGAACTTGGCGCGGACGTTGACGCCAGCGTATTGCGGTAAGGTGGCGAGATGGTCCAGCCAGTCTTCGTCAGACATGCCCTTTCCGAGAACGCTTTCTCGCGGCGGCACTTTTTCTTTACCGTTAGAAAGAAGGGGTTGGTTAAGGGATTTGTTTGAGAATGGTATTGCAGTTGTCTTTGTCTTTTCTTCTGTAGTAGTAGAAGAAGGAATAGAATAGTTTACTATAGTTGAGTGTTCTCTCTGAACACATGATGTGTTCTCTCTGAACACATGGCATGTGTTCTCTCTGACCACATGGTCACTGTGAACACATGAAACTTTTGGGAGAACCCAATCACTTGCATGCTTCCTTTCGGCGTGTGTGCCGAAGTCTCCGGGGGCCAACTGACGGATCTCGCCCAACTCCTCCAGCTCCCTCAACGCCCGCCTCACCGTCGAGACGCTGACCCTCGCCTTGGCGGCCAGCCGGCGATAAGAGGCGAAACACCTGTCGCCATCCATCGCCCAATCGGCCATGGCCAGCAGCACGGCAAACGCCGGTCCCTTGGCCTCACTGTGATTCCATGTCCAACTAGTGGCTTGTGCGCTCATAAGATAAATCCTGCTGATAGGTTTGCGTCAGATCGTCCCAGATAAACCCCTTGGGCGCCCCTAGTTGACGGTAGCCGGCGACCAGCGACTGCCAGCCCTCCATCTTGCTGTTAAACTCCCACGCCTCGGGCGAGTTCCAGGGGGCCGTGTGCTGCCAGCTCTTGGCGGTGCAGCCGGCGCAAAGCGCACAGAGGGCGAGACTTGCGGCGAGCTTGGTCATCGGCTACCTCCGCTTGGCGTCTCCCGCCCCAAACTTGTGGCCAAACACCGGCCAAGGGCCGACCATCGTTCCGCTGAAGATTACCGTTAGCCGCTCATGGGGGCGCCACTTGTGGCGGTTGGCCACTTCACAGAGGCAGTCGCCGTCGTAGTCCTCGACCTTGACCCACATGCGGTTGGCGTTCTCCTGCTTTCCGCGCCCCGCCTCCTTCACCGACACTGATGCGGCATACTCCTCATACTTCTTAAAGCCGGCAACCGTGTTGACCTTGGCCACTTCGGGTGCGGTCGTGTGCTCACTGACCACGGCCGGCGCCTCTGAGGGGCCTTCCAGCGCAATTACGGGGGGGGCTGGGGGCTGCTGGTCAGTAGATTCTGATACAGTAGTGGTCGGTTCTAGCTTGCGGCCGATGCGGCGTAGCTTGGAGAGGAGGTCTTGGGGCATGGGTTCGGGTCTATTCGGGTGGGTTTATGGGTGCGGGGGTTATCTTTTAGTGAAAAATTTTTCGTCATCGGTTGAATCGGGGTATGATGATCTAGAAGAAGGACGAACCCCCGCCCCCCCGGTGTCGGTGGGGGGAGGGGGCGGCAAAAAACGGGTCTCGTCTGGCTCAAAAACTGACACACCGGCAGCATCTACAGAGACGGAACACTCGGAAACAAGCGGTTGTTCACCGTCTGGGGCCTCCAGGCGGGGCGAGTGTGTGCGGTTGTGTGCTTTTGGGGCGCGCGTCTGGCCGGTGTTACCGGTTGGCAGGGGCGCGGACTCAATCACTACACCATCCACAACGTCCATCCATTCATCCGCTGAAGGCGCGGACACTATCTCGACACGGCTGGTTGCACCGCCCGACAAAAGCTCCGCCTTCTCGGTTGCGATGGCGGCAAGGACGCTCAAGGCTTGGTCCTTCATCTCGGGCAGCCGGTCAACCAGTTGGGCGGTTCCCAAGGCGGCCAGGGTGCGCCAATTCTTCGACGTAATGTCTCGCGCCGCTTCGAGCAGGTCCGGCCGGTTGCGGATCAGACCGGCCACGGAGTGATAAGACACGCCAACCTCTGCTGCAATCCGAGTGACAGGAACCCCGGCGGCATGCATGCGGGCAATCGCTTCCTGCTTCTCCTCTGGCAAGTTTAAGCCGGTTGAACCATTGTTCACGCGCACCGGCTGGGGGAGTGGCGCGGCCGGTTGCGCGTCAACCTTGGGCGCGGCGGCCTTGGCAATCTTCCTCGGTCTTCCGGTGGCAGTCTTAGGCATTAGGCAGCCGCGCGGTTGTTCGCACCGGGAACCGGCTGCGCGTTAGCGTTGTAGAATCTGGCAAGCTCGGCCGTCGAAACGTAGGTGGTCCGCAGCGTAGGGCGAGAGACGCGGATTTTCCCCTGCTTTACCCAGCGGACGAAGGTCGTCCGGCCAATGCCTAGACGTTCACAAACTTCGCGCGGCCTTAGGTATTCAACCATGTTGCGGCGATCTTGTGCGAATGTGTGCAACTTGTCAACAGTCAATATTGGGCCATATGGGGCGAACACCTACGAGCGATTTCCTTTGCGCCGTGTCTAGGTGTGTGCTCTTGTTCGCTTGTTATGAGAAAGCAGACAAAACAGGCAAATGACATTGCCGTGAACACAAGAGTGACGGAAGACATGCGCGCGGCCGTTGACCGCCTGTGTCAGTCCGAGGGCATAGGCATGTCGGACGCCATACGGGAAGCGGTGGCAATCTACCTGGCGCTTTACACGGCGGCAGGCAATCGGTTATTGAGTAGCCTAGAACGGGACGCGATTCTTGCTCAGGCTCGCGCTATGTCCGGCCGCGTCCGTGAGGCAGTAGAGCAGCCAGCATCCGGCCATTTGTCCGGCGCGCGGGCCGCTGTGACCTACAAGAAAAGGGCTTAAACGACCGTTTAATCTTCGCTAAATTTACAGAGTAAAGCGAAAATAATTGACCCACTATGCTCTTTTTTTCTTGCGCTTGTGTGCAAACCGCACGAAGCTGCCCACGTTATGAGAGACACACACACGAACGGGCGCGGGGATTCCGCCGCGCTTAATCCTTATGCGCATTTCACGCTTTGCGAAGACGGCAGTATGATTGTCTTCGTGGGCGGAATGCCATTGTGCAACCCGACAACATTTGAGCGCGCCCGGTCCGTTGCAATCCAGCAGGGCCTCGGCGGGCATCTGCCCATCTTTGACGCTGCGCGCGGGACGTTTGGCGTTCAATGGCCAGCAAAGGAGGCCGCCTAACATGCAAACCGCCGCTGAAATCCTCACCGTTTTATTGATCTTCGCCACCGGCTTCCTGCTGCTGGCGCTGTAAGCACACAACACACAACAAGCACACACACAAGGAGACACACAAATGAACAAGAAAATCTACAAGTTCAAGACGCCGCGATTCACTGTTGAGGTCCGCGCGTTTGAGGACAACGACATTGATATGTCGTTTGACGAGGACGGACGCATAGCGCGCGATCTTGAATCCGGCGAACTGGTTGCGTTTCAAGTTGAGGCGCGCGTCCTGTTCACTGGCGGATTCGGTTCCGACATTGAGTTGGGCGCAGATTACTTGGGCGGGTGCATATACGAATCGACAAGGGCATTCCGCGACAATGTCGGCTTGCGCAATTACGAGCGCAAGCTGTCGTCCGAATTGGGCAAACCCGCACACGTTGGAAGCTATTTCTCCGACATGGTGAGGGAAGCAATACGGCAGGCCCGCGAAAACATGGGACGCATCAAAGAATCTGCCAACAACTGACCCACCGACACCGTTCCCGGTTCGCCGGGTGCGGCACGGTGCGCCAACCGGCCACCAATCAACAACAACAAAACCAAAGGAGACACACAATGAGAAGCAACATCGAGAAAGCAGTGCGGGCCGCCGGTCTGTCACTGTTCACATGCAAGAGCAGTTACGAAAAGAGCAACGCGCAGCAAAACCTTGCGGGCCGCACGCATTACGCGGACGCCGACACGCTGCGCTATTTCGGGGCGCGCATCAATCGCGCCGGACACCGCGCGGACGGTCTGCTGTTCCTGATCGTCGAGAGCGTCAGCAGCAAGCCGGAAGACACCAAACGCAACAAGCGCTTTGTGGTCTTCGACGTTCTCGGGACGGTCGTCAACAACCGCGAAGAATGGTTTGCGACGACAGATCAGGCGCGCAAAGCGGCCGAGGATTTCCTCGCCGAGTTTGACGCGGAGGCGCACACGTCCAAGGCGTTGAGCGAATACGCGCACCGGCTCCAAACCGAGGCGCATTGGATCAAGACGGCGCTGGCCGGAAAGGAGGCAGCATGAAGGCGCCAAAACCGAGCGAAGACTACTCATGCACCGCTGACAACGTCTATCGGCAGCGGGAAATCCTTTTCGACGCTCTCAAAACGATAGCGGCCGGGAACACCGATCCCGAGCGCATGGTAGAGATTGCGCGCGAAGTAATCGCACGGACGGAGGGCGCACAATGAAGACCGCGCCCAAATTGACAGCAAAGCAGAGGCGAGAAAACGCCGCCCGCGCCGCTCATGCGCGCCAAACGCTAGAAGCATACGCCGAGATTACCGATATAGGCGAAGACGACGAAACCATGCTCTGCGACATGCTCGCAGACTTCATGCACCTGATGGGCCGCGAAGCGGTAGAGGGTCGCATGTTTATGGCCGCCGAGCATTACGAAGCAGAAAGGACCGGCCAAGAATGAGCGCCACACACACCGAAACCCTAGCCGCCGCCCTGCGCGCCATGCTCGGCGCATACTGCGGCCAGGACGGCCGCACCCGCGAAGACTGCGAAGCGGCCGAGCAGCAAGCGCGCGAAGCGCTGGCGAGGATCGAGGAGGCCACCGAATGAGCGCCGGAGACCACTACCACAACCGGCCGCTGGTCAACTGGTGCGCTTACTGGCAGCTGCTGGCCGCCAAGGCCACCGAAACGCGGCCCTGGTGGGCGGTGATGGCTGCCAAGGTCAGGCAAATGATGACACACAAGAACCGCAACGCCGCTTGACGCCCGACACCGGCCTTTGTCCAATGGGGGCAGAGGCCGGAACGGACGGCAAACATGCTTTCCCGGTGATGGCCGCACCATCTAAACAAAGGAGACACATGAACGAAGACACAACAGTTATGGAAATTAAAACCGGCGGGCAAGGGGTCTTGCGCGTTTGGCAATCAAAGGAAAATGGATGGTGTTGGGCCACGCCCAATGGATCGGAGGGCAGCGCCGAGCCGTCCATTGAGCAAGCAGTCGCGGAGGCATTCGCGGCCGAGGGGCTAAACCCAGAAGACTATGGCTATTCAAAGTAGCGTGATGGCCGCCACAAGCACAGAAACCAACAACAAAGGAGACACATGAAAAAGACAGCAAAACCTAAAGCCAAGAAACAGCAACCGAAACAATGGACCAGCGACGAGGGGCACGACCCTCTCGCATTCGTCAAGGAGTTCTGCCCCAGTCTCATCGAGCAACGGGCCAGCCTACTACCGTTTGACGACGTGATCTGCGGAATGTCCGCCGGACCACAACCAAAGGCCAAAGACTACGACCCGAAGGAAGAACCATACTTCACGGTCGAAGTCAAAGACCCGACAGACAGTAGGTGCTCATACTTCTTCAAAGTGACGAAGCATGGAGTGACCTACGACTTCGGCCAGTGGCCGGGAGACGGCACGCTGGAGATATGGGATGCCGATATGCCTTACAGCATGCGGGCATTGTGGGAGTTCATGCGTCAGGCCCCACGGCCGGCGCATGTGTTCATCAAGTGATGGCCGCCA